GAAGGTGATCAGACCAGTACTGGTAGAGACAATAGTTGGATCATACGAGTAAACTATAGCAGTAGTAACTGGGAAATACTGACTAGAAAAAGCAGATTTGTATTTGGAAGCGATCAAGAAGTTAGATTTAATAATTTAAACTTTATGGAAACATTTAGTAGTGAAACACTAAAGCCGCACAAAGACAGTATAGAAGTTTTAGACATCAACACCAAGAGCACAACTGACAGAATCCCTTTGGGTAAAAATTATAAGTTTAACACATTTGGATATTACACATACACAGACGGCTATACAGATCCGCATAAAATACGAGTTACACTAGCTGACCCTGACAACGACGGATATCCCAACAATCCAGAAGCTTTTTTAAATGTAATAGGATCTTCTACAATTAAACTAGGAACTACTACAGAAAATGGATATGATTTTGTAGTACCCGACAGTACAGCAGGTACTACAATTGTCACAGGCAGAGACAATTTAAGAACCAAATATCGCAGAATTGCAGATATCAATCAAGTGATAGATCCTAGCACTACAAATATTATCGACACTTACGTACTGTTACGCAGTTATGACAGTGCTTATAGAACTTGGGCATTGTACGATGGCAGAAGTCAAACAAAACCAAATCCGCCAACTGTGAGCGAACTTGGAACCTTGTTTGAAAGTTTAGAAAGCAAAAAAAGTATCAGTGATCAGGTAGTGTACAGACCTGTAAAATACAAAATACTGTTTGGAGATTTAGCAAGTAGCGAATTACAAGCTCGTTTCTTGGTCACTAAAACAGCTAATAGTACTATGAGCGATACAGAAATACAAAGTAGAGTTATTGTGTTAATTAACCAATATTTTAGTATTGATAACTGGGATTTCGGAGAAGATTTTTACTTTACTGAACTAGCAGCTTACATACACAATAACATGATTGGTCAAATAAGTCAAATTACAATTCAACCTGTGAGTAACGATTTGCAAACCACAGATTTATTTGAAATATCAAGCGATAGTGATGAATTGTTTTTACCAATAGTACAGACTAATAATGTTGTAATTTCAAATACTACAATTGCAAATCCAACTAGTTTAGCAGCCAATCCGGGAGTTAGCATTACATGAACGAACGTACATCAAAACCAGTAAATGCACCTAAAATTACCAGACCAGGCGAAAGTGCAGAACATTTAGGCAGTAGAAATGTTACAGAGTTTCTGCCTGCTATCTTTAAAACGACTGCTAACAAACAATTTTTTGACGCTACTCTAGAACAGTTAATGAGTACTGGTAGCTTGATGACTATCAACAACATGGTAGGCAGCAAGTTTGATCAACCTCAAGCCAATTATCTGACAGATAATAGATCCAGTGACAGCACACAGTTTGTTCCGGGTATAATAAACAGAGATGCCGAAGGCACAGTAACGCAAGCACTGGCTTATGATGATTTAATTAATAGCTTACAATTCAATGATGTTGATGTTAACCAACACAACAAATTGTTGAACGAACAAGGGTATACATTAGACTTGCCTATCAACTACGATATGTTTATTAACTATCACAAGTATTTTTGGTTGGTTGATATACTGCCTCCTTGTAGTATTAAACCTACACAAGTTGATGCAATTGATATCGATACTATCTTCAATGACAATGTTTATACAACTCCTACACTGAGCACCAGCAACACACTAGAATTAATGAATGGCATGCGTGTTAGATTTATGCCAACACAGATTGACAGATTTACACAAACTGTTCCGGGTAATCAGACGTTCACTGCTACAGTTAATCAAGCTAATACTATTAAGGTTTATAAAAACAACGAACTTGTGGAAAATATTCCTGCCAACTACACATATAACAGTGCAGGTGGTGTAGTTGTATTTGCAACTGCTCCGGCAGTAAATGATGAAATTGAAATCCATACATTTTACGCATACAGTACCAGCGGTGATTATGCAGTAGGAGACATATACATTGTAGATGGAGTTGGGTCTAACGATGGTATTCAGTTCACTAAACAATTTACTAGTGGTGTTATTGAAAGCACTTACAGCACTCGAGAGTGGTTAAATCATACAATCTATAGCAGTCAAGAACCCAAGGGATTCGACGAAGATGGAACTAGTTTTGAGTTTGATCCTTATGATATTAGAGAATGGCGCATGACTACTAGAGACTATGTTGTAGAAAAAAGATATAGTTCTGACAGAAGTGCATGGTCAAGAAGTAATTTATGGATACATCAAACCGCAGCTGAAGCAGTTGTTACTTTTGAAAATTTAGATTACAATGAATATCTTGCTGATAACTTCAGAGGTGTAAGACCTATTATCGAATTTAAAGACGGTATTGAAAAATATAATTATGGTACAAATCACATAGGTTATGTTGCACACTTGATAGAAGATACAATCGATCCGGCTGCACAAATTGTTGGAGAAATCAACTACAGTCACAACACTTACGGTATTACAACAGATTGGCAATTCCAATCAGGATACGAAGACGGAGATCGTGTTCGTGTAAACATGAGTGGTTATGTAACATATTGGGAATGTATAGAAACTCACGGCGATCCCTTCAATCCAACCTACTATGAAAATCGCAAGTATTGGAGACAGATCACTGACGAAAATTTAGAAGATGGTGATCTGGTGCTATTCCTCAGAACTACAAATGCTGCATACACAAATCGTATATTCCGTGTAGGAGGCGTCACAGCTGGCACCGGTATTACACTAACAGAAGTTTATGGACCCAGTAGCACACCATTGAACAGTGGTGACAAAGTTGTTGTTATCAAAGGTTACAATACTCTAGCATGGGATGATGACGAAAGCACAAAACCATACAGTGGTAGTGAATGGTATTGGAACGGCTCTGCTTGGGTATATGGTCAACAAAAAATGCACCGCAGTGCAGGAATGAAAACACAGCTTTACGATACCACACTAACTAAATTGGATGATGCTACAAAATATCCTAGCAATACATTTAGTGGTGATTATATTTTCAACTATGGTTACAACAGTGCCAGCAAGTTTGACGATGCACTGGGTTTTAGTCCACGCTATGTAGATTACGGAAATACACCAGGATTGGATTTTGATTTTGGCGCGGGCGGACAAAGATATGAATACACACTGTTTGATACTGATAGCAGTAATACCAAGACTTTGGAAATTCCAGGATACTACTATTACAAAATTAATGGAGAGTATCACAACAGTTGGAGTTTGGTACGAAATGGACAACCTGTGCGCAGACACATTCAAAAAACAGTTCAAGACATCAACAGTCAGTTGACTTTTAACTTGGGTACTAACAGTTACAGCAAAAGCACCAAATACGAATTTAGTTTAAGTTATGATAAATTGCGTGTGAGCAATCATACATCTACTAGAATTGATCCTATTAGTGGAAGTTTGCCAGATTTGTACATGGCTTACAACACCAACTATGATATTCAAACACTGTTTCCTCAAGCTGATATTGAATTTGTAAAATTTAATGGAGACCCGCTTACAGGTATTACTCGCACAGCAGGCAGCAACGACAGTTTTCAACTACAAATTGCAGCACCAACTTATAATTTATTCAAATATAGATTAGTGAGCGATCCTACAAATTACGGTGTTGTTAGACTGTACACAGAAACCAATTCTAACAATATACAAGTTCTCAAAAACGGAGAACAGTTCACAAACTATAATCTAACAGGTAACCTGTTAACTATTACCAGTGGATTATTGTTAGATGATGTTTTTGATGTAACATTCCACAGTGATAGCAAACTAGATGAAACAGCGGAAGGCAACTTTATGCCAGCTGATACACAACTGTACAATCCACAAAACAAACGCTTAACACAAGCCAGTTTTGGAGATCTAGTTTCTCACATTAAAGATCAAATGGAAAACATTCCCGAGTTTACAGGCAGTTACTTTGGCACTAACAATTACGATAGTATCAGTCATGTACATCAGTTTGGCGGAACCATCAGACAACAGCCGTTTAGCACAGAACTACTAAACCTACTAGAAACAAATAACGACACCGATGTGTTCAATGCAATCAAATACAGTGCCAACAGCTATGAAAAATTTAAAAAACAGTTTATTCGAAAAGTACAACAATTAAATTATAGTATAGATCAAGACACACCTGTGCATCAGCTTGTAGATCGTGCCCTTGAAGAAATCAATGTTGGTAAAAACAGCAATAGTGCATTTGCTAACAGTAATATGGCTATGTACACTGGTTACGAAAGTGTCGACTATAGTTGGACAAGTACAATGACAGCCAGCTTTGCATTGCCAAAAACTAGAAACACATACGACGATGCATACAATCATATTCAGGTTTGGTTAAATGAAGATAACGGCGCTGGTACAATGATTTGGCGTCCTTTGCAACTAAACACCGAATACACTGTTACAGATGCACAATTAACTGTAACAACTCCAGTTACACATGGTAGCAGTGGACTTGCTTATATTCATGTTAGATGGTACCCGCAAAATGCAACAAGTTTTATTCCTAGCAGTGCAGTTAAACTGGGATTGATAAAACCTTATACTCCTCAACTAACAACCAGTGGTTCGGATAATATTATTATACAACATGATGGCAGCATACACACAAGAACTGGAACAGAACTGTATGACAGAAATAGTGCTGGCTTTAGCATAGTAGACAGTGCAATCTGGGATCTAGAACATAGAATTTACAACAATTTACACAGTGATATTGATAATATTGTTGACTATCTAGATATTATGCCTAATCCTTATAGACCAACACAGTATACATGGAGTGATCTAACCACAGCACTGTTAAACGAGTTCAATCGTTGGAGCAGTGAAAACAATATAACACAACTACAAAGCAGTACATATTATGATGCAGGAGACAGATTTACCTGGAACTATAGCAGTGTTGGTCCACAAATTGGAGGATGGAAAGGTTTGTATACCTATTACTTTAATACACACAGACCTCATACACATCCTTGGGAAATGCTGGGTTATCACAAAAAACCAAGTTGGTGGGACGCCAACTACAGTTGGACAGTGCCAGCTGAACGTACAGCATTGATCACAGCACTAACTTATGGACACTATAACAATCCAAGTGAAGCTTATAAAAAGTACAATAAAAATCTAGCTGTATCAAAAGAACTGTATGATCTTTCAGCAAACACACTAGTAACCACCGGAGGCGTATTAAACGATCCAGTAACAGCTGGTGTTGTTCCGATCCCTGTAGATCCTGGCAAAGATTTTGTGTTTGGAGATTGGGGTCCTGTTGAAGATACGTGGAGACAAACCAGCGAATATCAAACAAAACTTTTCTTAGGTTTGATGCGTCTAAGACCACTGTGGATCACCAATAGTTATTTTAGCAGTAACAAGCGTAAACAACTGGATCTCAATAACTTACACACAGCACATTGGACCAACGATACTGTTAAAGAACTGACAAACAATATCAATCCACAACTGAGCAACACATTTTACAGTGACAGTATCATCGAAAGTGTAAGAGTGGTTGATGGTGGTAGTGGTTTTACCAGCGCACCTTCACTTTCAGTTTACAGCAATTTTGGCAGTGGTGCTGAACTAACAGCATATGTTAGTAACGGTGTTATTACCAATGTAAGTGTAAACAAACCAGGTGAGGATTATTACAATAAACCTACAATCACAACCAGCACAGGTTCAGCTACACTAGAAGCTGTATTGGTCAATGATGCTAAAAAATATTTCGTAGGACTAAGCAATGCAATTGTGGAATTTGCTCACTTCAACGGAACAACAAGTGACACTGTGCTAGGTAGATTTAATTATAGCGAGTATGGACCTATTATTAAAGCAGGAGGATTTTTAAATCCTGCTAATCAGAAATTTATACTGGAAAGCAGTCAAGACAAAGGTGCTACTAGAATCCCAGAAGAAAACTATACCAGTTTGCTTTATACCAGCAAGCCCGGTAAAGAAGTTTTCTTTGGTGGAATAAAAATTAGTATTGACACCAACGGATATAAAATACAAGGTTTTGACAACAGCAACCAATATTTTACATACAATGCTCCAGTGACTAGCGGACAAAAAGTTGTAGTATCAGGTGCAGCTGACTTGTTTAGATACAGTCGTTATGAAGAAAATACAAGTCAACTAAACTATAACACAGTACTAAAAGGAATGCAACAAGTTTATGACTTCATTCATGGTTATGACCACTATTTGAAATCACAAGGATGGGACAGCAATTGGAGAGCAGTCGCTAACGATTTTGTTACATGGGCAACAGGTACAAGTACCAGTGTTCCGTTGACAATTATACCTAATCCAAAATCAATTAAAATACTAGATGGCGATAGAGGATATTATGATACACTAAACAAACGTTACGAAGGTGTCTACAATATCTTAGATCAAAATGGCAAGCAAATAACAACCAATAAAGTTTTAGTAAATCGAGAATTGATGAACAAAGATAGTTATACTGAAATCAGTGTAAAAGATCAAAACGATAGTATCTACGGTATAAGGTTGTATCAAGTTGAAGTTGAACATGCAATTGTTTTTGATACAACTACACGTTTTGATGACGTTGTTTACAAACCAGAAATCGGACAACTACACAAGCGTATTATCTGGAAAGGGTCAAGAACCAAAGATTGGAATGGTAAATTTTATTCACCGGGTTACATCATTGATGGTAACAGTGTTTACCAAAACTTGGATACAACAGCTAGAGAACTGGACCAGTATTATGGTGCGGGTAATGCGCTGGGTAATTCACAAATGGTTGATGCTGCAAGATTTAATGCAGGATACAACAAGCCTAAGTGGAGTGAAAAATTAAACTTAGATGATGATACACTGTTTGAGTTTATGAAAGGCACCAAAAAATACAGAGGTACACGCTTTGCTGTAGATGCGTTTGTTCGCAACAATGCACTATTTGATGCACAGGCTGATGTTAACATATACGAAGAGTGGGCTATCAGAACAGCTGACTATGGTGATACAAGAAGTAGAGATACAATTGAATTTGAAATCAACAAAAACTTGTTGACCACCAGTCCGCAACCTGTGAGATTTACAGATGAAGAAATCACAGATGTACTAACAGATATTACCATTGACATAGACCCTAATAGTCCGTTATTGGTAACAGGCACACCGGGTGAGGTGTTTACTACACGTAATCCAAAAACTTACTTGACACAAACTAATGCTACTATCAGTCAAGAACAAGAATTTGCTAGTGATTTTATCACAGCTGGCTTGCCGTTGACCAGTGAAACTGATTATAGAGTACTAACAAAAGAAGACATGACACTGTTTCCTGAACCTGCAAAAAGTGATTATAGTTTTGATGGTGAATGGCAGTATATGAGTCAGTGGAACAACAGACAAAGTTATAAATTTAACGATAAAGTATTATATGAAGGTCGTGCCTGGGAAATGTTGGATCCGGACGGCAGTAGTGGACTATCCAGACCAAATGATCCTATTATTGTTACTGGTACTACCAGTTTGCCTGTTGTTCCTAGTACAGGAGAAACGTTGATAATTGATGGCACTGTAGTAGACTTGGTTAGATCATCTAGTACTACTATACTAGATGTAATTAACGTTGTTGGCACACAAGATATTGGCAGTTCAGATGTTGTTACACACAATAGTACACTGGTGCTGGGTGAAGCTAGCAGTGTAGCACAAACAATTGTGTTTGAAAATGAAGTGGCTACACTAGAATATCAAGACATCACAAAAACAGGCACAGTGACAAATCCTGTTATACAAGGTAGTGCAACTGCTACATTGATCATTGATGGCGTCACAGTAAACTTCAATGACACACAGTCTACTACAAACAATATCACTTCGCAAACTGCATACGAAAATGCATTTAATACTAGCTGGATTACTAATAATAGTAATTCTCAAATAAGTGCAGGAGCAACAAATAGAATTAATGCAATCGAAGCACTGAGAGTAGGATATACTAGTGCTCAAGGATCTGCACAGTGGCAAGGATTTTTAAACAATTACTACAGCCAGAGTGATGCAGGTCTTTACATAGACTTATTAATTATAGAATACGGTAATGGAGGACTAAGCTATAGTTCTCAAATGGCGTCCTTGGTTCAAAGTGATGTTGAAATAATCAATAATATTTTGAACACAAGCTATGTTGCTAACGATGTACTTACAGGCGTAACTACAATACCAGCAGGAGATATAACAGCAGCAAGAACCGCACTGTTACAAGGAAGTTATATTGTAGCTATTAAAAATTGGCTAATTAACAATATTAATACAGTGTTTAATACTAATACTATTATCACAACTGATAGCGGATCAGAATTTCAACTTTATCAGCTAGCTGATATTATACAAGAAATTAACAGTGCTGGTATTCCAAACGTATCAGCTAGTGCTTTTAATAATCAGCTTAGAATTACCAAAACCACCAATGATCGTAGTTTATCGTTTAGTTTAACAATCAGTGTTGGTACTGAAAATTCTAGTGTTGGTTTCTTGACTAATACACAAACAATTAATAGCACAGGTAATACTATAATTACTACTCCTAACCTTTCACTTGCACAAGTGGTTAGTCAAATCAACAATGCTGGTGTTAATGGCATTACTGCACAAATAAATCAAGCAAATACAAATCTTCTACAGATTAACTGCAACAAAGCAACACTGTTTATTGGCACAGGCAGTGCAAACAGTGTAGTAGGATTAACAACAGGTGTTATTCCAGCAGGCACAACTACTTCACAAGTAAGTGTAGCACTATACATATCAGATATTGTACAAAGTATTAATAACGCTGGTATTAGCGGTGTTAGTGCAAGTATCAGTAACAACAGAGTGCAGTTAACAAGTAACAACAGTACATTGGTAATAGGAACAGGCACAGCTAACAGTACCTTAGGATTTACAGCACAAACCTACAGTGCAACACAAACTACTATTAGTAATGTGTTTAATGCAATTGTGGGAAGTGATGGGAATCAAGTGTTTATTCAAATGGACAATGATCCAAACATCTTTAGTATTTGGGTTGCAGACAACAGTGAACAAGGTAGTTTCAATCAAGGCTATGCAGTTTATCAGACCATGGACTTTGGTATGTATGTGAGTAGAGCGTGTGCCGGTGTAAATCCAGGCGACGATGCTGAAATTACTGTTACAAGACAAACAGGTGACGTACAATCTCACAATCTAGTAGAAGGTGACTATGTGTTAATCAGAGGTAGTACAACTGTTCCTAACATCGACGGTATACATCGTGTTACTAAGGTTGACAGTGCTAATACACAAAAATTTTATATAGATGAATATATCGAACAAGAAGGCGGAACTGGTAATATCTATCCTTTGAGAAATGTGAGATTCTCTAGTAAATCTCAATTAGACAACAACATCAATGCTCAACAAAATGGAGTATACAAGTACAACTTTAGTGGACTTAGACAAAACAATCAGCAAAGTCCAATTTATATTTTTGTAGACAATGATGGCACAGGTAAACCAGCAGTTTACAAGTACACAGGAACTTGGACAGATGGTGGCGGTCATAGTGTTAGTGAACTCAAAGCAGTAAGAACACAAGGCGGACAAGCAAGAAATGATCTTATTGAAAATGTTAAAATATATGATGCTAAACGTAAAAGCACTATTGCCCAACTAGAAACCTGGGATCCAGCCAAAGGAATCGTACTTGGATTTATTCGCAGTGAAATAGATTACTTGATTACAGCAGACGTTGCAAACTATAATTACAATACCATCGAAGGTGAACAAGCTGATTCAAATGCATGGGGTGCAGCACAAGTAGGCAAGCGGTGGTGGAATCTTAACACCGCAGTTTATCTAAATTATGAACAAGGTAGTATTGAATATCAACAAAACAACTGGGGTAGACTTTTTGATGGTGCTAGTATCGACATATATGAATGGACTCGCAGTCCTGTACTACCTGAACAATGGAGTACACTAGTAGATCAAGGAACTAAGATCAGAGGTGTAACTGCCAGTGGTGAAGCATACAAAGAAACAGTTGACGGTGATGATGTGTATTTTTGGAGTGAAAACACCTATTACAATCGCAGAACAAACAGAAACGAAACTGAATATTATTTCTGGGTTAAAAACAAAAGTTCATATGAAGGACAAAGAAATTACAATACACTACAATTGAGTACAATACTACAAAATCCAGAAGGTTTTGATTTGAGTTGGGCAGCTGCCAGCGGAAGCAATGTGTTGTTCTTGACCAATGTCGACAAGTATGTTACTCGAGACAGTGTTGCTCAAGTAAACCAAATTTACACCAGCAATAGTGAACCTATGAATGAATGGACTATGCTTGCTGAAAATGATCCAAGCGTGGCTATACCAGAATACTTACACATAAAAATGCGTGATAGTTTAGTAGGATTTAACAACTATAAACAAAGATACACATACACTACCTGGTCAAATACTACAGTATATCAGCCAAATCAAGTGGTTCAGGAAGGCAGTGACTTTTATATCAGTCTTGCAAACGGAACACAAAATGGTCCTAATCAAAATCAACAACCTAGCTTGGATACAGATATGAGTCATTGGGTTAAAATTTATGATTACGATTTGCCTCCAGAGACTGCTGAAGATGATATTGATGTGTGGCGTGGTCAACCTGTTCCAGATTTAGATTTACACCCATACAACAGATATGGTCATCTTGTAAGACCAAGACAGAGCTTGTATAGAAATCTAGTCGATGCTAGACAGAACTGGGTTTACAAAGTAAATGAACTGTTGAGTACAATCAATGTTATTGATGAAATACAAAATTGGGAAAGCACATTTAACTATACTTTCGTACTAGGAACAGTTACTTATGATACCAAACCATACTGGAACTGGGTCGACTGGAGTGCTAGTGGTTACGACAGTTCAATTGTTGCAGACAAAACAGTAGCTACACAGCAAGACTTGATAGATCTCATTGACGAACCTGATGGAACTTATGTAAAAGTAAGAACTGTGGTGCATGTAGATGGTATCAACAGACCAGAAATACACTACTACAACAATGGTACAAGCACAATGGTTTGGAAAGAAAAAGCCACAATACAGATTACAGAAGAAACATGGAACCAAAGCAAGTTTGGTCATGGATGGGATGCTAGTGGTTTTGATATTATGCCATTTGACAGTGGAAGCAGCGATGTAATTGGAAAATTGTTTGATAATCTGAGAACAAAAGTATTTGTTGGAACACATCTAGCAAAATACAATGAACTTTGGTTTAATTGTTTGCATGAAGCTGTGGTGCAGAACACAACAGATGACTTTGCATTTAAAACCAGTTATGTGAAACTGGAAGTAGAGCATCCACTGTTGTTAACACAACAGCACTTCAAGCGTTACGATGCAAGTGTGGTAGAAGATTTCTTTCATGATATTAAACCTTTCCATACCAAACTACACAGCGGACTGGAAAAAGTTACACACGGTGAAGCAACACAGATTGAAATTGACGAAGAAGATAGAAAAAGTATCATTACGATGCTTTACAATGATCACACCACAAGAGATTGGGAAGGTGACACACTATTGCTAGGCGGAGACTTTACTAGTGAGCCTGATCATACTGACGGTATGGAATTCACAACTGTTGACAATGATATAGAATACATCTATAATGGTAATGAATTTGACCAACCACACGAAGAGGGATGGGGAGAAGAACTTTACCCAGTTGACTACAGTGAGAATGTTAGTATACTTGTACAAACTAATACCACAGGAAATACAGTTGATGCTGAAACTAGATCATTCAGAATGAACTTGTATCATCCTAATAATTTACAAACAAGCACAGTGATTGAAGATACAAGAAAAACTGAAATTACCGCTAGTATAGGTGCAACAGACACAACTATTGGTGTGTTGAGTACAGCCGCATTAGATGATCACGGAGTTGTTTGGATAGGCAGTGAGCGTGTTGAATATGGCGCTAAAAGTGCAACTAACTTGTTGTATTGCAAGCGTGGAACCAACAGCACAAGCGCACAACTGCATCTTAGCGGCACTACAGTTGTAGAAGCAAATGAACAAATACCAACACTTGCTAGGTTCAGTGATTACGGAGATAATTTAAGAATGGCTTATAACGACAGTGGTGTAAGCCTAGCAGATCCTGGATCTCCAGGAATTTCGCCTGAACATGCTTTCATTAGAAATGCAGGGCAAGGATCGATATAAATACTACAAATGGAATAAAGCTATGAGTTTAGAACAATTTGAAACACCACTGATAGGCGTTGAAGGACACATTAAAATTTGGGATCCTGAGTCAGGCGAAATATTTGTGCGCAGACGCAACGCAGTGAACTATGAAAACATGAGTATAGCAATTGCTAATTTGCTAGCTAATGCTAGTGGTAGCACCAGTACTTATGAAATTAGTACTATGCGTTTTGGTAACGGCGGTACCAGTATTGATGGCTTGGGTGCAGTTACATACAAAGCAACTAATACCAACAGTGCTAGTGGAGCACTATACAATGAAACACACAGTCAGACAGTTGATGATGCTATTACAAGTTCAACAGACAATCAAGTAGTAGCAAGTCATACTAGTCCAAATAATTACAGTGATGTGATCACAACTTGTACATTGGATTATGCAATTCCAGTGGGACAAGATGCAACAGACACGGGTACCGATATGAATGGTACATATGTGTTTGATGAACTAGCTTTATATACAGCCAACAACGATTTGTTGACTCATGTGGTTTTTCACCCGGTGCAAAAAAGCGCAAACAGAAAAATTCAAGTAGTATACACTCTAAGGATAAGAAGTTCGTTCGCGGACTTATAATAGGAAAATAAGATGCCATATACAATAGATTATTCAGATCCAGGAAAATCACCAATAGTAGTAAACGACGGTACAGCAGATACCAGTACAAGTCTGACCTTGATTGGTAAAAACTACACAAGATTTGGTGAAATCCTAAACGAAAACATGTTGCATTTGTTGGAAAACTTTGCCAACGGTACAGCGCCAAACAATCCAACTGAAGGACAACTTTGGTACGATACAAGTACAAGTCGATTGATGTTGTACGATGGACAATGGTATACAATTGGTGCGCCAGCTGGAACTACACGTATCGAGTATAGACAAAGATTAGATACACTTGGAGTATATCACTGGACTATCGAAACTATAGTGGATGACAATATTGTTAGTATTATTGTAGATGATACTACAGCATGGACACCAGCAGCAACAGAATTTTTAGAAGACGGTGTTACTGCACTTAGTACTCAGTTTCCGGTTATTCAAGCTGGCATCAATATGAATACCACAACTGATTACAAGTTCAGAGGTACTGCTACCAGTGCAGAGTATGCTGACCTTGCAGAACGATATGCAGCAGATCAAGAATACGAAGCAGGAACAGTAGTTAGATTAGGCGGAACACACGAAATTACACAAACTCTACAAGCAGGTGATACAGATGTTTTTGGCATAGTATCAACTGCACCAGGGTTTGAAATGAACAGTGCTGCAGGCACTGATGCTACTCATCCATTTGTAGCACTAGCAGGGCGTGTTCCTTGCAAAGTTGTTGGCATAGTAGCCAAAGGACAGAGATTGGTTTCAAGCAATACTCCAGGACATGCAATGGTAGCCCCAGATGGCATGGGAGTAAATTGGCAAGAAATCATCGGCAGAGCACTAGAATCCAAGAATACAGAAGAATCTGGCACAATTGAAGTAGTAGTAGGAGCTAAGTAATGCCGCAAACAGTGGGCCAATTAGCCGAAGCAGCACACTATAACGCAGTAGCAGAAGTTGTCAACAAAATCTTTGGCGACAAATATCCATCTGCACTAGTGACAGATGCTAATAGAAAAGCTACACATAAATTCGGATGGGGTGCTGTTAATATCGACGATGCGCTAGCGCAAGGCACACTTATTACTGCTGATAGATTACAAACAATGGTAGATCATACTAATGTTAGTATTGATCATATTAATGTAACAGATAGTATATTGGTATTTGCAATTCCAATTGGCAGAACTGGAGTTACAGCAAATACACTAGTAAGAGCAGAAGATCTTAATTTAATCGAAACTAAATTTAATAATAGTATACTTGTTAATGATAATCATGCATATGTAGATCCTGCTGATGCTAGTTTATTACCGTCTACGCCACTGAGTGGAGCATTATACAGAAGGATAATGCCGTGGACTAACAATCTAACAGGTGAACATAAATTTATATTTAATGATTATACACATGCAAGACACTTTTTTAATGGCGGTGGACAGCTACAGCTATTTTTAGAAATGAGCAGTGGGTGTACAGCTGGATATTTTAACTGGGCTGATATTATCAACGAAGTTGGTACATTAGTATTTGATTGGAATACAATGTATCAAAGTGAAGGTTATACCACAGCAGGTAATAGTGCTGGCAAAGGTTTTTATGATCTGACAGATCGTTACGGTGATGGCAGTGACGCAGACGGTATAGTAGATGATGCAGGCTTGCTGTTTACTAGTGCAGGTGTAACAATAAATGCAAATACCGGTTATGGATACGGATACGGATACGGATATGGGAGCAGTACGCCAGGTATATTTGTAAGTAATACTACTAGTGGATATGGATATGGATATGGATAT